CGTGGCGGGCTCCGCTTTGATTCCTGAATCGTCGTCATCGATCCCCCGCGCTTCGCCTCGCTCGTCGAAGTACGCTCCATCGTGAGGGAGTAACGGCTTCATCCGATAGATGAGATACGGGCGACCACGCTCGCGCATCGGATAGAGCTCGATTAGTTGGGGCGCGGGTTGAAACGCTCCCGTGAACGCGCTCCACAGTGAACCCGTCGAGCTGATGGGGACCTGTGATATATTCTTACCCTCGACGCGCGTCAACGTGCGCCCCTCGATCGCGTTGTCCGTGAGTTGTTCGGGTGTGATGAGTACCTCGTAGTCGCTCAGCTCCTCGCCCTCTGGCGTCTTGAGCGTCGCGAGATTCTCCCAACTCAGCGCGAGACCTTGCGCGACGTCCACCGCTGCCCCCTCAGAGAACACGCTCTCGAAGATCCGCGCCCATGAAGCATAATCGTAGATGCTCCCGTCCACGACGAGGTCGTCGCGAGACGTGAGGCGAAACGGACGGAGCGCGAGCGAGACCCACGACGTCGCAGAGAGTTGAACGTCTCGTGATTTGCGCGCTCCCGTGTGCTCGACCCTCAAGCCCGTTGAGAGTCGATTGATAGGACCATAGAACACCCGAACGTCGTCATCCAGGATCTCAAGCCACCCTGACGCGTGGAGCGCGGGGAGTCGAGAGCCTCGGCGGGGCGTCCCTAGACCTAAAACGTCGAGCTCGTCGATCTTGATCGATGTCGAGACGCTCGCTTGTTCGTATGGCGCGACGAGCGAGGAGGACCAACTCGCACCCGTGACGCGGTCCGTGATCTCGACGCGTGATTTGACGCCGTCGACGCGCGCCTCGTCTGCGCGCTCCGTGTAGTTGTGTATGAATACGCGGATCATATGAGCTCTCTTAACAACTTGCGAAGCGCGTCGGTGAGATTACCCGAATCGATCAAGTCTACGAGCTTCGCGATGTGTCCCTCGATGCTCTGCATGGATGTTGTGAGCACGCTGTTCGATTGGGTCATCGTCAACGCGAGCTCCTCGATCGAGGTGTTCAATTTTACGAACGCCTGAATCGACGCGGGGTCCGCTTCGACGCGCCGTATGAGTCGCTCTTGTGCGGTTTGGACTGTACGCGAAACACCCATCCCGCGACGCATGATCCCGCGATCTCTACCTCGCATACCCGTCCCGAGATCTCCCTCTCCCGCGCGACTGAGCACGTCAGCCTCCTCGGTGCTGAGACCCATTCCGCTTAATGCGAGTTGGAGCAGGTCGCCCTCGACACCCATCGAGCGGAGCGCTTCGATCGCGCTCGCGGGATCGGTGCGGAATTGTTCAAGGCGTCTAAGAACCTGAAGCGGACCCCCGCCCCCTCGAGCTGCTGCTGCTGTGAGCGCGCCCGTCCCGATCCCCCCAAACTGTCCACGGAATGAGCCTGCGACACCGCTCAGCGCTCCCCCGAATCGTTGAAACGTGCGCGCAGCGCCGACGCCCATGAGTTGACGTTGTCCGCCTTGTCTAGCTGCCTCGTTGATGCCCATGATGAAGCGCCCCGCGGACTTCTCATCGATCGATAGACCCTCGCTCGCGATGCGCTGTGTATTCTGCGCGATGGCTGCGAGGAAACGCGTCGCGCCCGCGCCCGTCAATCCCATCGCACCCGCTCCACCGAGTAAACGATTCGCGAGCCCCGCGCTCTGGAACGTGTCACCCCGCGCACCTCCACCGATCGCGCCACCGCCCACGAACGCCCCGATCGTCGTCGGGTCGATCCCTCGGAGCGCTGCTTGCCCTAGGAAGTCGGACGTGAAGCCGATCGACCGACCGCTCAAGAGGTCCGTCCGCGCGCCGATCGCTCGTTGAAACGCTCGGAGTGTATTCACACCCTCCGCGCTACTGATCCCGAGACGCGCGAAGCGTGAGCGCGCTCCCCTCACACCCTCCGCTCCACCGAGCGCGAGCTCCGTCTGCGGTCGCTCGAGTCCGACGATCTGTCCGATACGTTGCGCGCGTCGCTGTATGAGCGAGCCCGCGAGCCCACCGATAATTGGGAGACCGCCCGCGATCCGACCTAAGCCGAACGCGCCCGCGAGACTCCCCGCAGCTGCGCCACCCGCGCGGAACACGTCCGCAGCGCCACCCCCCGCGACGACTTGTGCGCCCCCCGCGAGACCGCTTAAACCCGCTTGACCGACCCCGAGCCCGAAGCCACCAACCGACGCGAGCATCTGCAAGCGACGCGCGCGCGCTTGTCGGCGTTGCTCTGTGAACGCTTCGGCCTCAAGCTCCGCTCGTCGGCGGGACGCCTCTTGAGCTCTGCGCCCTTGCTCCGCCATCGTATCGAGAGAGCGGTTGTTAGCACCGACGCCCAACGTGTCGAGCGCAGTTAAACCGAGCATTCGCTGTTGCGTCTTATATGGGATGAAGCGCCCCTTTTCATCCCGCGGTCGCGTACCTGGTGCCGGTGGGGGGACTACTACGGGCGCTTTCGGGGGCGTAGATGGAGCCGATGGCGCTGCGCCCGTCGGCGTCGGTGGCGTCGCGACGGGTTGTCGAGCGCGTCGCGCTGCTTGCGCTGTGCGGTCGAACGCGCGCTCGCCCGCCTCGCCGACGCGCTCCATCGATTGCGCGAGACGCTCGGCAGCTTGGCGGACTTGCGAGTCGTCGATTGTGACTTGTATCTCGGAGCTGTGTCTCTGCTGACTCATTTAGCACCTCTGCTCGCCCAGAATTCGCGCTCCCACTGATCGCCGACCTCGTCACCCGTCGCGCTCGGCGCGTTGTCGCGGATCGCGATCTCGGGCCTCGTTGTCATGTTATCGAAAGTCTCATCATCGAGCGAGAGGAGCCAGTGCTCGAGGCGCTCTACGTCCGACGCGCTCGCGCTAGGCTTAGCGAGCGTCGGACGTAGAAATACGAACTCGGGGCGCGACCTCATCGCCGTCACCCTCTCCCGCACCTGAGCGAAACCACGCGAGCGCGTGACGCTCAACCTCCTCACGCAGTGAGAAGAGGAGCTCGTCGTCCTCTTGCGCCCATTGATTAACCCAATCGGGGAGATCGACGAGATACACCGAGATCGTCGCGAGCGCCAAAAAGCGCGCTTGAGCGTACTCGCTTAACTGTTGCCACGGAACACCCGCGAGGATCGCAGAGCGTCGATCAATCTGCGTTCGTCCGTCTCCGTCAGGGATACGAGAGAGGAGGACGTCGTCATGACGCGCGCCGTCAGGAGACACGTATGACACGTTTAGGCGTACCTCACGCGGAATCAACGCCACGCTCTGCGCGGGCTCGTCGCTCTTGATGTTCCGTAGATCCATATTTACGCGCCTCGCTCGTCAAATAAACGGCGCGCCTGGAACGACGCGTTCACGGTGACGATCGATCCGCTTTGGACCTGCCACGAACGAGACTCACATCGAGCTCCCTCGATACGCCATACAGGAACGTCGCTCACTTGGTCGTAGATTTCGAGCGTGAGCTCGGGGAACGAAATCACGTCGGCGGTATTGCCTCGTGGCATGATACCGAGCTCTTGTATTGAGGTGTTCGTGATGCGCACGAAGTCCGCGTTCGCGCTCACCACCCTCGACACGGGGACGAGCTCTTGCGAGTCGATGTTACCTAAGACGTCGACGCGCTGATGCGTGATGCTCTCGCTCGCTGATACGCCTGTCGCGAATCCGATCTCCTGACCGTCGACGATCAGCTTAGCGCGTGCGCCTGAAAATACGGGCTGTGCCATGGGTTACTCCTTAAAAGCGCGCGACGGTGACGTCGAGACGAATGAAGTTGAGGGGCTCGATCGCTGCTACTGTGTAGCCGACGACTAGGGTGTCTCCCTGATCTTGTACGACCACATCGCGGAACGCTTTGATCGTGCCGTCCTGTACTTGTCGATTGAGCTGAGCTTGTGCGAGCGACGTCACGCGGTTCGCTGTGAGGCTTCTGTTCGCGGTTCCGATGAGCGCGTCGAGCTGTGAGCGGAGTCCACGGATGGACGCGTTGACGCTCTCATTCGCTGACACCTCGGAGAAGATCGGATTATCATCTTCGAGGTAAGTCGTCACGCTGCGCTCTACGCGATAACCTAGTGAGCTAAACGAGAGCGACACGACGCCCGCGCGGATCGCGTCGGCTGCGTCGCGGTTCGGATCCCACGCTCCGCTTACGTCCACAACGTCGGGACGCTTGCGCGTGAGTGGAGTCCCGACAGGGCTCCCCGCTTGCATCGACGCGAGCATGAGTGAGAGGTATTTCGGCGCGAGCGTCTCCTTGATCCCTCGAGGGTTGATCACGTCGATCGACTGACCGACGATCGCGATGTTTCGGTCGTTCAACTCTTGCGTGTAATCGCTCTTGAGCGTCGCGAGCGACGTGTTCGCAGCGACGCTCATCCACGCGTTACGCTCACGCCCCGCGCGAGCTGCGAGGGGGAGATGCTTCTTGATCTCCTTCATCTCGTTGATTGCGTTAGTCCACGCGACGACGATCTGAATATCACTCGACTCGATGGTTTGGAGCGCGTCGGTCCAGTCGCTCAAGACTACAGCGCTCGACGCGCCTCCTGAGAGTCGTACGTTCACCGAGGCGTCGCCGTCGCTCTGCGCGAGTCGCTTGGTCCCACCGCTCGCGCGCTCAACGTCTACGAGCTGAGATGGTGCGAGCGCTTGGATCACTGCGTACAAGTCAGCGCGTAACGTCGCCTTGTTCCCGATCGCGATGATATCGGATGAGGTGAGCGCGTCGATCTCGTCTGCGGGATACGAGCGCCCCGCGTCATAAGTCGCGGTGAAGCCTGAGAGACTGTTAATCGCCTCGATCAGCTCGCGGAGGTTCACGAACTCCGACGGGGTGAACGCGATCTCGCCCGCGATGTCGAGCGTCCCTGTGTATGCGTTGTCTGCGGTACTCACGGCGATCGACGAGATCGAGCTGTACGTGTTCGCGGTGTCCTGCGCTGTGCCGACACCCGCGTTAAACGTGAGCGTCTCAGTCGCTGCTGCGCCGTCCTGGTCGAGTCCCGTGATCACGACGCTCACCGCGCTCGCGTGGTCGGTCTCGTTGAGCCCGATGTTCAACGTAGACGACGAGCTCATGTCGGCGACGTTCACGCTCAGCGCTCCCGCGCTCACCGCTGCCGTCTCCTGAGTCCATGAGATCGAGAGCGCAGAGCGAGACGCGCTCAGCGACACGAGAGTGAGGAGCGAGCCCGCGTAGTACAGCGACGCGAGATCTCCGCTCTCGATGCCCTCGAAGGTCTCCTCGATCGAGTCGCGCTTGATGGCGATCTTAACTTGATCGGTGTTCATGTTCTCGACGTCCACCGTGACGCGGTTCCCGCGCTCACCGTACACCGATGATTTGACGCTCAGCGCGTCGCCCCCGTCGGTGTCGAGTAGGATCGCGCTCG